AAAGTTTATTAATTTAGTTGATGAAGCACAAAAAGAAATGCAATGGAAAGCGATAGAAGACGATAGGGCAAAGATTGAGAATGGAGCAATAGAACAGTTTAAAATAGCATTTGAGAAGGAACGCAAGGCAGTTCTGGAAGATGTAAACAACTACGAGAAAATAGTTGATGGGTTATCAGAGGACAAAGCTAAAAGACTAACAGCAATTTATAACGTAACTATTCAAGATTTTGGAGAAAAAACGTATAATAAAATAAAAAAAGAACAAAAAAAAGTTAATATTTTCAACCGTTTCAGTGATTACATAAAGGATTGGATAAAGTTTGTAGTTGCTGAACAGATAACGCGAATAAACGATACGACAAAAGAAAAGATTAAGCAACGGATAAAGCTTGGAATTGACGAAGGTTTAAGCATTGAAGAAATAGCTTTGACGATTGACGAGTTGTATCTCGAACAGTTTATACCGAACAGGTCCGAAACAATAGCACGAACAGAAGTTGTAAGAGCAAGTAATTTTGGCAGTATGTCAGCAGCAATGCAGGCAGAAGATGACTTTGATATTGAACTAAAAAAGATTTGGATAAGAACATATGATTCGAGGGTTAGAGATGCACACGCCAAAGCAGGAAGTCACAAGCCAATACCACTTGACGAAAAGTTTGTTGTTGGTGGAGAAAAGTTGCTAATGCCAGGTGACCCAAACGGAAGTGCGAGTAATACCATTCGTTGCAGGTGTGCGATAGGGTATGAATCCGATGATTAATATGTTATACTAGCATAGTAAGATAGCTCGACGGAGCGAAAGTGCGAAACTCCAATCGCACTTCTTACACGAATTATTGGAGAATTTACACTTTGGAGGGTGTTGTTTTTATGCCAACAATATATAAGAAAAATTGTGATTTTTGTGGTAAGTATTATGAAGGGTATGGAGCTAATTATTGCTCAGTTGAATGTAGACGCAACTCGATGAAAACGTCAAAAATAGTAAAATGCACTTTTTGCGGCAAAGACACTAAAAAATATTTAAGTGAATTAAAAATCAGTAAAATGCCCTATTGTTCTAATGAGTGTTTTTATGAAGATGTAAGACACAATAAAGTTTTAAATAGAGCAAAAAGAGAAAAGATTAATTGTAAACACTGCAACAAAGAAATTGAGTTAGTTGGTTATGACTTGAAACAAAAAGGAATAGATAGAAAAAAATATTGCTCTAAATATTGCATGGATGAGCATAGAAAAGAATGGGTAGGTGCGAAAAATCCTAAGTATGAACCAGATAAACACATTAAAAGAATATGTGCTTGGTGCAACAAAGAATTTGAAATACCTACAGCTTGGTTGAAAAGAAAAGAAAGAAATAATGGCAAGTTTTGCTCTCACAATTGCAACGGTGCTTATCAGGCTAGATATAGTCAAAAATCAGTAAGCAAGATTGAGAAGAGATTTGGAAAAGATTTGTCTAAGTTGGGTTATAAGTTTGAAAAACAAGCTAAAATAGGTCAGTTTGTGCCAGATTTTTATTTTAGAGATAAAAAATTAATAATTGAGTTTGATGGTGATTATTGGCATTCATTGCCGAGAATTATCGAAAAAGATAAGCGAAAAAATAAATATTACAAAGAAAATGGATATAAATTAATACGAGTCAAAGAATATGATTATTGCAATGATAAAGAAAATTTAATGAATAAGCTAAAAAAACAAATATATGCTATATAGTATATATTTTTCATTACAAGAAAGGAGAGTAAAGGATGAATTTTAAAACAATATCAACGCAAATAAAAGCAGAAAGTGAAAAAAATATTGTAAGTGGTTATGGTAGTATATTTGGCAATGTTGACAGTCACAACGATATCGTGATGAAAGGTGCTTTTGCCAAAACGCTAAAAGAAAGAAAAAGCAAAATAAAAATGCTATGGCAACATAATTTGAAAGAGCCTATAGGTAAAATGTTAGATATGTACGAGGATGAAAAAGGATTGTTTTTTCAAGCTAAAGTATCTGATACAGATATGGGTAAAAAAGCAATGATTTTAATGCGTGATGGCGTAATTGATGAATTGTCTATCGGTTATCATACAATAAAAGAAGATTACGATTCAAAAAAGAATGTTAACTATTTAAAAGAGTTGAAGTTATATGAAATAAGTACAGTAACTTTTGCGTCAAATCCACTGGCACAATTAACAGATGTTAAAGCACTTTTAAGCGAATATCAATACAGTAACGGAAACGTAATGGATATTGTAGCAATGGAATTATTAAAGAGCATTAAAGCACTCATTGGCAATAATGAGCCGTCTATTGACACTCAAAAGGCGAAAGAGTCGCAGGATATAGAAGTAATTATGGCAGAAATTAAAAAATATCTCTAAAAGGAGGACTTAAAAATGGATGCAATTAAATTATTGCTAGAAGAATTAGCAACGAAAAAGGCGTCAATGGAAGACGTGGCAAAACTAAAAGAAATGATGAGCAACAGAGACAAGGAAATGGATGAAAAAGTAGGTTCTCTTGAGACTCAAATGGAAAAGCATTTGGCAAACATGACCGAAGCTATAACAAAAGGGTTTACAGGAGTTAATCACGAAAAAGCACCAGAAGCTCCAAGATTCAAAGACTTTAGCGAATTTGTTGGAATGGTAAAAGCTAGAGACATCAGAATCAAAGATTTAGCAGAAGGAGCAGGAAACACAGGCGGTTATTTAGTGCCAGAGCAATACATGAGCGAAATTTTGAGAGTAAACCTTGAAAATTCAGTTGTTAGAAACAACGGCGCAAGAATTATCCAAATGAACGCTCCGCAAGTAAATTTCCCTGCACTTGATATGTCAAGTAATGCAAACGGCTCTATCTATGGTGGAGCTACTGCATATTGGGGAAATGAAAACGCATCAATTACAGAATCACAGCCAACGTTTGACAATGTAAAGTTAGAAGTTAGCAAGCTAACGGCTTATGTTGAAGACTCAAACGAAATGGAACAAGACGCAATCACAAACATGGGTTCATTATTGACTCAAATGTACGGTGAAGTGTTAGCGTTTGAAGAAGATTTCGCATTTATCAACGGTGATGGAGTTAACAAGCCATTAGGAATCTTGTCCGCTCCTTGCTTAGTATCAGTATCAAGAGCAACAGCAAGCCAAGTTCATCCTTCTGACATTGTTAATATGATTGCTAGATTCAAAGGTTCACTTGATAGAGCGGTATTTGTTGTTAATCAATCAGCATTACCACAAATCTACACATTAACAGACCCAAGCGGAAATTATGTGTGGCACGCAAATATCACAGGAAAACCAGGCGGTACATTGTACGGAATCCCTATGATAGTATCTGAAAAGTGTTCAGCATTAGGAACAAAAGGCGATGTTATCCTTGCAGACTGGTCACATTATTTAATAGGTGACAGAGGTGGCTTGAGAACTGATTACTCACAACACTTTAAATTCCAAACAGACCAAATGGCATACAGATGTATCAAACGTGTAGACGGTCAACCGTGGCTAAAATCAGCAATCACACCAAGAAATGGTGGAGTTACATTATCACCATTCGTAACAATAGCTTAATAAAAACTAACGAAAGGAGAATAACACAATGAAATTAACAACTGAAAGAGTTACAACAAGCGTACAAGTATACCCAACTTCATCGGCGGCGATTTCTGGTTCTGCATCGGTTGCAATGAATCAATATCGTCATGCGGTTGCTAAATTATACGCACATAGATTGCCAGACCAAAAGGGCGAAGGGGTTATCACTCTTTCGATGTACCAATGCACAGGCTCAAACGTAAGAGGAACACAAGTGGCAGCATCCGTTGTTACTGGTTCTATTACATCGGCTTCAGATGTTATTTTGCAAGTTGAAATCGACACAGCAGACTTGACATCAAATTATACGCATTTATATGCACACGTTGTATCAGCTACACCAACAGCAATTTCAGCAGTAATTGAAAGAGATGAAGCAAGATACGAAGCTTAATAAATAATTAGAGGGATAGCCTGTCGACGGCAACAAAGGAGTGTCCTGTCTCCCTTCTCTCTAATACCACAGGAAAATAACTTTCAGGAGGGTTATATTATGAAACATGAAAATAAAATATGTATAGGATTGCCACACACAGGAACATTCCCATGGAATACGGTTATGAGTTTGTTGGGTTTAAAGCTACCAGCAGGATTTAAGGCAGTTTATCACATGGTTGGTAGTTGTTTAATTTATGATGCTAGACAAAAGATTGTGGACTTCGCAAGGGAAAGCAATTGCAAATATATAGTTATGATTGATTCAGATATGGTTGTACCTACTGATTTTTTGCTAAAAGGAATTGGATTATTAGAAGGAAAAGAAAATATTCACGTTGTAACTGGCACTATATTTAAAAGAACACCGCCGTTCCAACCGTGCTTTTATACCAAAGTTGAGTATGATATGCAAACACAAAAGCCACGACTCGAAAGCCCTGTTGAATTTCCAGACAACGGATACATTCAATTAGGTGGACTTGGATTGGCTTGTTGCGTAATGAAATCAAGTTTATTTGACATGATAGATGAAAAAAAATCAGCACATATGAACGGTTATTTTTATCCGTTGCCTAACATGGGCGAAGATTTAACGTTTAGTTTGATAGCTAGAAAATGCGGTGCTGGGTTAGTATGTGATTTATCAATTGATGTTGGTCATGTTTCAGCGATGCCAATTCATGTAGACCACTATAAGGCGTGTTACAATGAATGGAAAGCTAAAAAAGACGGCTCACTATTATTTGGTGAAGGTGAGGTGTCAACATGATACACGGAATGATGTTGGTTAGAAATGAAAGAAATAGGAAACTACAAGCAGATTATTCAATATTTCGTGAAGTCTTAGAAACTATGAGCGATTTATGCGAAAGACTTGTTATTTGTGACGATAATAGCGATGATGGAACATTTGAATTGTGTCAAAAATATACGCAAGATTTATTGAGAACAAACAAATGCACGTGGGAAACAAACGAATTAGAGGTTAGAAAAACACTTTGGAATAAAACAATATCAGAAGCAAAATACGGTGATTGGATAGTTTGCTTAGATGCAGACGAAGTAATAGATAATGCAGACGGCTTAAATTATATGTTAAAAGCTTTACCACCACACGTTGACGGCTTAGGTTTTAGACTATTTGATATGTGGG